TCGAAGATACGTCAATAGTGACGCGATACGGGACTTCCAAGCCACTGATTTTGCCTTTGTATTTGTGTTCGTAGCCGACGATATCGAGTTCGCAATAAATCTCGTAAATTTCGCGGTCGCGGTCGTCAGGGTTCTTGGTTTCGGAACTGATACCCTGCTGTGCGTCCTTCTCCTCTTTGACGGCATCAAGCTTAGGCGCGGCAGCCTGCGACAGTTCTGTGTCGCGGTAGACGCCCATGATTTGCAGGCGCTTGACCGTTGATGGCTTCATCGAAACGCGGTGCGTGATGCGTCGGGCGTTCTGGAGGTCGGATGCGTTGTTGCTGACGATCAGGTCATCGGCATCAACAGTCTCGCTCACGGGCCGGTTGCGCAGGGGACAGAAGTAGACTTTCTTGAACGCTGTGCCGCCGAAGCCAAGCAACAGAAGCATGCGGTCGGTGTCGGGATAGTATTCCGTCGCCGTGCTGGTGAGGTAGTGATTGAAGTCCTTTTCCAGCGCGTCGGCCAACTGGTCCTGTTCGGCGGTGCTGCCGTTGCTGTCGTCCCTGATCTTGACCGGGCCATCGGTGGGCAGCATTTCCGAACGCGCGTTCGCCTGGAAGCGGAGAACAGCCTCCAGAAGCAGCGGGTGACGGACACGGGACATACCCTCGACAGGAGCGCCGTCAGACGCGCCGGCAAGGTTGGGGATCTCCACCTTCAGACCGAGAAGCTTAATGCCCTGTGCGCGGTCCTCAATCCATTCCTGGCGGGTTTCAAGGTCGTCCTCTACGCCACGTAGCAGTTCGCTGCTGATGCGGCTCAGTTCGAGGTCGCTGATGTCCTCAGCCAGATTGTCGAACCAGCCCTTTGGACCACGGCTTTCTGCCTCGTCAATGGGCTTGCCGTCCAGGCTGACGGTGATCGAGCCGTCAGGGTGTTCGATGCGTAGGATCGCACCCTTGTCGTCATATTCCGGCGTATCCTGCTGCTCGTCGTCTTCTGCCACCACCACGTCCATCGGTGCAGACTGCAAACCCGGTTCGGGTTCAGACAGCCGGATGTTCGGTGACAGGCCAGGAACGAGCGACATATGCTACCCCATGAGTGCGCCGTGTTCGGCAATAAAGCGTTCGATGGCTTCTTGCGCGGCATAATTATCAGCGATTGCTTTTACTGTATACGTCGCAGTAATTCCAGCCAAATCAGGCGACCATACTTCCACGGTGAAAGAACCGTCGCCATTGTCTTCAAGTGCTGCTTGGCATTTTAGCATAGCCTGTATCCCTTGATGAATTGTTAGAAAAACCTGGGGCTGTATCTTTTGTCAGTTTCTACGAAATTAATCTTAGATTGACGCTCTAGTAGTAACTTAGACAATCTTTCCGTGTTTTCTTTTATGCTTTCGACCGATTCAGGCCCGATAAAATCAGGCTTAAAGTGCAAGTCATCAGCAATAATAACTTCACCGTCTTCATTGATGGCAACAATTTTATTTGTTTTCAGGCTGGTTATCTTCATTTCTTATCCACTTATACTGGATACAACGGCTGTGGCGGTTTGCCTTGATGCTGGTTGGCGGCGTTCAATTCCGCAATACGCTCGGGACTGCGGACAAGCAAGCCGAGGTCGCGCAGGTGACGAAGCGCCATGCTGACGGTATCGACAAGATCGTCATGCCGCCCTTTAGGGAACTGACCGACCTGGGTGATGACCATGTCAGCCCACGCACGATCGGGCGCGTATACCATACCTTCGGAGAACAACGCCTGCACGCTGTAGAGGCGCGCTAGCTTGTCCTGCGCTTTCGGATCTACCAACTGCACGGCGAAGTCTTCGTGGCCATACATGCGGCGCATTTCCTGCGAAACGCTGATGCCAGACGCCTTGTTCTCAATCAGGAGTTTGTCAACTTTCAGCGTGCGACAAGTCTTTGCCACCTTTTCCACAAGGTCGTGCAACTCCAGGCGTTCCTGCCAAGCCGTCATCAGCATGACCTTCGGCAGACCGTCGATGGTGCCGGTGTCTGACAATGCCTCGGCATTTGCGCCATAGCGGTTGACCGTTCGGGTGGCTCGGGTGTCGGTGGATCCATACCAAACACCCCAGACCGTCAGGGCGCTAAAGTCATTCTCTTGTTTCGTTGTGTATGCGGTGTCCAGGCTGGCGATGATGAAATCGAACGGCGGGAAAGCTTCGTCAGGCCAGAGGTTCCACCACTCTCGCTTGATGACGCCGCCACCAGCAGGTTCAGGACGCTGCTGTAGCTGCCCTGCGGCCGCCCACGGTCCTAACGTCTTTTCGAGCAGAACAACCTGCTGTTCATCGAACCGCTCCGGCCACAGCAGTTCCCCAGGCGTCGTACGCGGGTCTTTCCACTGGATCGGCATGCCGCCATCGGTCGCCCAGGCAGGCACCAGGGTGGTATAAAATGACCGGTCTGGTTCATAGCGCATCGGTAAGCAGAGGTGCTGCCAGTCGCCCACGCCCCTTTCTAGCACATGACCACTGATGTCCTGCTCTGACAGGCGCTGTGCGATGACGATGCGGCACCCGAAACCGGGCTTCGAATTGTTCAGACGATTATACCACGCCATATCCCACCACTCGATAGTGGACTTGATGATGGCTTCGCTGTTTGCCTCGGCGCTGTTGTTAAGATCGTCGCCGATCAGGTAATTGCCACCCAGGCCGGTCGTGGCACCGCCGACGGACACCGTGTTGCGGATGCCATTCTGATCATTTTGAAAACGCTGCTTGGTGTTTGTGTCGCCGGTCAGCTTGAATCGGTGTCCCCATCGCTTCTGATACCAGTCTGATTGGATCAGTGTGCGGCACTTGACGCTATCTTGCAGCGACAGGGCCATCGCGTAGCCGGCGTGCAGGAATTGAGCTCCAGGGCCAGCCAGCGGCGTCCTGGCGTTCTGCGCCCATACCCAGGCGGGGAACATCACACCGCACACCGTTGACTTGCTGAAGCGCGGCGGGATGTTGATCAGCAGGTTGGGGATGTATCCATCTGCGCACGCTTCCAGATGCTCGCACACCGCCTGCAAAGCATATCCGCCCATTGCGAACTCGGCGCTGTCAATATTCGGCCAAGCGGCGACAGTAAAGTCGTAGAGCGATGCTTCTAATTCACACCGCTCTATTTCAAGTAATGCCTCGTCTACATCGACATTACTGTCGCCATACTTGATTAGCATTATGTTTTTCTGGCTTTTCGCGCGTTATATGATTGTTTTAATATGCTCCTCCATATTTCCGCGCTTTTTTCGCTATGAGGATCAATGCCATCCTTGCTTAATTGGTGCCTGAAAGCCTTTTGACATATTTGCTGAATAGATGATGGCGTCAAATTATACATTTCAGCTACTTCGGCATGAGTATATCCCTCTTTATATTTTTCTAGAATAGCATACGCACGCTGTAAGCTTCTTTCCCAATTTTCCGCTTCTAGAGAAGACCGCGCAAGAACAGCAGGCGAGTCTTGTCGAAGCTTGACTCCAATTCTGTCGAGAGCCTGTATCAAGGAAGCAAGAGTTACTTTACCCATTCCATATGAATTAAGTAATTCTGCTGGTGAATACTTTTCCAGTTCCTCAGTTGTCTGCAACCCCATCACACGAATGAGGCAATTAGATGCTCTGGTGTGCAGCATTAGTTCGGAAATTTTCATCTTCTTTGTCCTATACTGTTTGTTTACTTGTTTTGTTCTTTAGCAGCCAGCAAAGCCTGCTTCAACGCATCACGCGCATCTGGATCAAGCGCCCTGGCGTCAATAGTCGCCACCTGTTGTGTCTGTATTGGCGCACCGTTTGGACCGCTTACCTCAGTCTTATTCACGTCACCGTAAGTATTGCGGTTGAGTTTACTTGCCAACCACTTGCGCGTGTCTACCATCAGACGCTTTTGGTCTGATGGAATACTTGGATCGTCAGAAATTGATATCATTTGGTCTACGTAGTAGTTTTGTTGGTCTTCACGAGCGCGCGTATACATCAAGCTAAATTCGTGGTGAACACGCAACCAATTATAGACCGTTTGTAGCGTCGGAACGCATTCATGTTCCATAGCTATTTTATACAGCGACTTGCCAACAGCAATTTCAGAGCAGATCAATGCAGCGATCTCAGGATCATAAGTGGACGGATTACCATTATTCGCCCGTCCATCCTTCTTCTTCGGCTGCTCGGCAGACACGTCCTCGGTTCGCAGCACAACAGCCGGCGCACTCTTTGGTTTACTATTCTTGCCGGCCATATCAGCGTCCCTTAAATGAAATTCGGTCGGGCTTATTTAGGGACGTTCGCCCGTCTCTCGTCCGGTCCCGGTCGCCACCCGGTCGCGCCTATAGCTACCCGTGGTATTTCCCCTCTCCACGGCTGAGGGCTTTAATATAGCCTACCGGAAGTGCATTTTCCACTACCCTATCTTTTTAGCCTTCTGGGCCTCCATCTTCTTTTGGTAATCCTTCCAGCCTTGCTTGATCTGGTCGAAGGTCAGTTCAGGCTTTGGCTTCAGGCGGCTTGCTGCGGCCAGGAAGCTGTCACCAGATCGCCTGATGGCAGTTTCGTGGTAATCCTTGGTCGCCATGCTTCCCTACATACCCAGGTTGCGGCGGTAGAGGTCCAGTAGGGTCTGCTCCTCCTCAACGTCAGCCTGCTCGCGCTTGCGGTCGGCGATCAGCCGGCGAAGCACCCTCTTGTCGAAGCCGGCGCTTGAAGCCTCGGAATAGATATCCTTGATATCGGATGCGAGGGACTTCCGCTCCTCCTCCAGGCGTTCGATGCGTTCGATGATGCTGCGCAGGCGTTCGGTGGAAATGTTGTGGCCGATTTCAGACATTCTTCTTCTCCTGTTCGAGCAAGTCATGCAACGTGTGCCGCATGATGATCTGGGCTGCATTCAGCGTTTTAGTCGGATTATCGCCTTCACTGGCAAGCACGGCAGTCAGCGTAGCTAATCCGAAGACGACGCCACCTAGTTGGTTGCGCTCATAAAATTTCTCCCTTTCGAATATTTCATGGATTTCTTGGGCTAATTTAAGCGAACTCTCGCACCACTGTTCGAAGCTACTCATCTTCTTTGCTTTCCATTTGTTGTCGCTGTTGCGCTATAGACATCGACAGGCGAACCAATTCAATACCCGCTTTAACGGCACCACTCTCTACATCTTCAGCAAATGAAATTTGCACTGCCAAAATAACTAAAAGGACAGCAACTCTCATTCCAAGTTCTGTGCCTTGCATAATAAAATTTTTATTAAACAAGTCACAAATTTGATCGTGATGCCTCCACATTTCTTCGTTCAGGTCCCCTTCCAACACCGACGGTTCGGTGCTGTTTTTTAGCTGCGAGATAATGTCTTCAATAGCCATATTGCTGTTTCTCCGTTGGATGGCCACAGGAGGGCCAGGGAAGCCGCTACAGCGGCATATGGGATAGCCCGGTAGTTGGCAACCAGCGGCCACAGCAGACAGGCCCAGGCGGCGATCCAGAGGGCTGTGGCGAGGGTCATCATTCCTTCGCCTTTGGCTGGTAGGTGTTGGCGATTTCGGGAACGGTCAAATTGTATAGACCGGCAATGCGTCGCGCTTGGTAGGAAAAGCTATCTTGATTTTGCCATGTTGAAGGCGAGTCGTGCATATGTTGAAGGCATTTCAAAATGTCATTGTGCCTTTTGATGCCGGTCTTTGCGCAAACATCTGGAAAATGTTCGCACAAGCCACTGAGTGAACTCCATTCCATCCGCCAGACATACAATTCATCTGGGATCAGGCACCCGACGGCGCATTTGCTTCCATCAGAACCCCGGTAGCGGCAATCCGTGCCGCTGGCAGATACAGATCGGCTGCCCTGGCGGACAAGGTGTCCGATGACATAGTCGAAGACTTCCTGTTCGCTGGCGATGCTTGAGTCAAACATGTTCAGAAACTTTCCTTGATGTCGTTGCTATGAAAGGGAAGACACCTTTCCCCTTCTTTAGCCCCCGTTCTGAGGGCACTTGGCTTTGACGCGGAGTGTTTCGACGCACGCGACTTTGTATGGCGTGGCGTGTCCGAGGATCGCCTTGACGGCGTCAGCGTCAATCGCCTTGCGCTCGCTGATAGTGACGCAGATGTCGGCGGTTTCGCCCGTGATGACATCCATGCCGGTTTCGAGGATGGCCTTGCGCGCGGCGGCGACAGCCTGCTTGGCGGATTCTTCGGCGGCTTTGGCTTGCAAATAGGCGAGGACCAAGGGTGCGGTGTTGGACATTGTGTGATTCCTATCATGTAAACTGCACCGTTCTTGGTGCTGAAACCTATATAGAATTAACTACTTTCTTTGTCAACTTCGCCCTGGGGATTTTGGATGCTTTTTTGACGAGAAGTTCAAAATTTTTCGTTTCTTCGTTCCGCCGCGTTGTGACGATGATCGCCCCGTCATCATGCATCGACCAGATTACCACTTGGTCTGCGTCGGGATGCCAGTGCCAGATGCCGTCGCCAAAATGCCGCGTGGCTGCGACCGACCATTCGGATGTGATGTGCATGTTAGTGGCTTTCGAGGTTGATGTCGCAGTCTTCGCACACGCTGGCGAAAGTGGACATTGGCAGGCGATCAGAAAGCACTAGAAGCGCCATATCGACCATAACGGATAGGGCGACCATTTCCTCACGCTGCGTGCTGTTAAGCTCGCGAAGGTCGGCGGCGGAATCGATAGCAATCGCCATGAGTTCCTCCGTCGGAAGCCTCATGTATTGGCTGCGAATGTCGTTGGCGTTCATGTCATTCATCCCCGTCTTCGTCGTCATATTCGCCATTTTCTTTAGCTTCAGCAATTTCTTTGTTGAATAAATCCTCCATAGCAATTCGAATTTTCGAAATTGAAGATTTCAACCCCTCGAATGGATGGCTCCCTGAAATCATAACGGTCGGTCGCAGCCACATTTCACCATACTTCCAGGGAATAAAATACGTTTTTTGTTCAAAAACTGTGATTCTTATCCCTGCCGGCGTGAGGCTGATGATGGCTCCATCGCTTTCTTCGAATTGAGAGTCGAAAGCCTGGACGATATTCTCTTGAATGATCGTCTTGAATGTTTTGGTCGGATCAATGTCGTCAGGGTCCCAGTCTCGTGCGAAGTTTTTATCGGCCATTTTTCTACCCTCCTATTTCAAACAACAGCGTCGATGATGGCATCGACCAGATCGGCGACCGGACCAACAGCAGACCCGTCGATGATGGTTTCGTCAGGCTCCAGACCAGATGCGACCTGCACCCACCCGATGTTGCGGCCATCAGCATCGTGGAAGCGGACGAAAACGTCGTCGCTGACGTCGTCAACGGCGCGCCAAGCATCTTTTGCGCTCTTGCCGGTGTATCCGGCCTCATCGTCATACATGACGGTGATGGTCCACTTGTGGCGTTGAGCCTGGACGAAAAGGGCCTTCGCTACGTTGATCATGGCGATTATGTCCAATCAATCAAGTTGGTGTAAGCGATTTCGACAGCGTCCTGGTAGCCCTTGTTGTGCAACCAGAAAAACAAGGTCGCTTCTTCGTCTTCCGTCATTTCAACTTCGCCATCCTCTGGTTCTTCCTCAAACTCAGCGCCATCGAAGGAAACGTCAACGTCGCCATATGTGTCCCGATAAGCAGAGAAGAAAACGACGGCATCATACTCGATTCCGTTGCGGGTGATTTTAGCGTTGATCTTCATGTTCTGTCTCCGGTTTCGATGAAGAATATCTACCGGAATGCGATGAAGAATGCAACACATAAAACGCATAAAATCGAAAATATTTTAGAAGGGAATATCATCCTCATAATTTTCGTTCCCGGACAGACTGACTGGGTCTGCCTTGCGCCTCGCGGCGGTCACCGTCGCGCCAGGGAAGGTGTGTTTGATTTTTGCAATCTCCGGGTAGGCAGCGAGGATGCGACCAACTTCAGCGAGGCTATAGACGGTGCATGCGCGGTTGTTTCGTGCCACGTTGATAGCGTCTAATTCGTCGCGGGCGATAATAATCACCTCAAGACCGTCCTCATTCATAATTTCCCACTGTTCTGGGGCGAGGGGTGACTTGCCGGCTGCCGTCGCCTCAGCGTCGAGTTTACGCCATGCAGCAGCCATACGCTTTGCTTCATGTCGCACATCGTCAAGGCTGCCACGGTCGATAGCCTCGTTATACATCCGACGTTGCCGGTCGAACTTCTCTCGCCATTCGTCAGACACCAAGAGACGCAGCCGACCAACACCCCACTTGGCTTCCATCTGGACAGCCAGTTCATCAGTGCCGTCGGTAGCTGCTCGTCCAGCTAGATATAAGTCAGGCGTTTGCAACCACGGTGCCATGGATGCCGGTATCGGTGCCTGCTTCTTTTCGTATTTCGGTTTCGTCGCCATAGGTTTCTTTCTCCTGTTTTTATGCTGTAGAACCGACCCATGCACCAGTAGCACCAGGACGCGCATATATATATGCGCTGGTGCTATGGTGCTAACGTGGTTTTTGGCTGGTGCTACGCTGGTGCTATCTGGTGCTAATTTGTAAGTTGTTGATTTTATTCAAAATAGCTGGTGCTATTCCCGGTGCTATTAGCACCAGAATGCGCTGGTGCTATTTCATTTCAGTGAGTTAACAGTCTCCCCATCTACGCCGATGTATTTTGCCATCACCAACTCGCTCAGACGTGCTCTAAAGGGACCAGTTTTCTTGTTTCGTTCTTTCGCGTCGTCGTCATGACTGAACGTATCGACCAGCCCCTTCCGCTGACATTCGGCAAGCCAAATCGCCTTTGTTGTCCGACCTGGGGTGCCAGAACGGACAACAGCATCGAGTAGCGCTTCATAGAATGCCCTCGCACTAGCTTTCAAACCGCCGTCCTGTTTACCCGGTGCGGATGCATTCGCCGGTTCCCAAACCCAGCGGTCATCGACCAGTCGGACAATCTGTGCCTGGAACTGCTGCCAGTTATCTGGCGTCCTGCGCCTAGCTTTGCCCGGATGGTCAAATGACAGGCTGAAGCCGGTCGCGCCGCCTGGGACGTCCTCATCACCCTGGTCTTCATCCTTCAGCGGTGCCATAACCCCCACCGCATCGAACCGCCAAGCTTTTGTGCTAGAACCGTATTGCCGGTCGTTATTATGCCCGGTGTGATCTAGCCATAGCTGACCGATCCTCTGTGTCGTCAGATACGTGACGAGATCTAGGACAGCAGACCACGCCAGTTCATCTTTCTGATCTCCCTCAAGCAGCGACATGACGTTATCGAACACTACCAGATCCACCCCGCCGACGGCGTCGATGAGAGACATCAGGAATGCCCGACCTCCGTCTGTATTCAGCGGAGCGAAGGGTGGTAAATCTGGACACACCCTGCGCGCTTCATCCTCGATGTCACGACCGAAAATCATCAGATTGCCCGGTGGTATTTTGACGTCACCCAGGCGGCGCATAGCATCAATGGCGCGAGGCTTGATCAATTCAGCCGGCATTTCGCCGTCAATATATAAGACGTTGACAGGCCGATACGCCTTCCACGTTAAGAAATCAGACCCAGATGCAGCAGCAGCCGCGATGGCGATACCTAGCAGTGTCTTCCCCAAGCCGGTTCTCCCGACCAGGAACGCACGCACCGTGGTGGTGAGAAAATCGCCCAGGATGCGATCCGGTGCGGGGATATCACGCACAGCCCAAGCTTCAATCGACAACGTAGACCGCAGGTCTGTGTCGATACTTCCCCCTGCCACAGTTTTTGCACCGGCGCTGCTGCCGCCACCAAATTCGTCATCAATGATTTCACCGAACTCGTCTGCAACATATGTTTGCGGCGAGACTTCGCGCTTAATTTCATGCGTCAGGCGTGCAGGCTCAACATGATGATGCGCAGGCAAGTGTGCTGCTGCGTCAGACACTTTGCCATCCCACTGCGCCATAGCCCGACGCCACTTGTCTTCAAACATCGTGTATCCACGACCTTCGCGTTCAAGCAGTAAAGATCGCGGCGTGTTCGGCTCATATTTTCTCGGCTTACACTTGCGCTCGTAAACCGCATAAACTTCACGGCACTTTTCAACAGACTCATTCGGTGATGGCTTGATTGGGCACTCCCGCCACCAGTCGAGCACCGCCGCCCACACCATAGTCGTAGCTAATTCTTCCCGACCATCTATCACCTGACCCAGCCCATCGGCCACAACGCCATTGTGCGGGCCGGCGGACGCTGCTGTTTGATGATGACGATCAAGAATGGCCGACCTTTCTTGACTGA